TCACGTTTTAGCACCTGTACGGAGAACGAGGAAACACGCATCATGTCGCTCAATTGGGTAGAGCGTTGGGTATGCTGTGGGCGAGTCGACGACCAGGAGGTGGTGGGCTGGGTCCACAGTGTTAGAGCGAACCACGACGCACTAGCAGAATCCTATATTGAGTACACACATGATGCGGTGGAGCACCATGTCGCCAGTGACACTCGTCGAGCCCTTTGGGTGGACAACGAGGAGCTACAGTGGAGACACGTGCATGATGCAACGGCGATCGCCGTGCCTAGAGTTAACCCTGAACCTAGGTGTACCCCCGAGGGATCGGGCGCCTCGCCAGCGCCTATGCCAGCCGTCACACTAGCTGGGCCAAGTGTTGGAGACACTGTTCTCTTCGGCGACGTGCCTGTCGTCGTGGAGGCAGATGTTCTCCGCATGGTGCTCCCTGGTGAGACCGTTGATGCGCTTGAGGAGCACTGTAAGGAGACGTGTGTGAAGTGTCGCTCGCCGGAGGACGCCGTCATACCTGTCGGTGAGGCTTCAAGTGTGTATCGCGTCTGCCAAGACGTTGTCGAGGTCAAGAGGCACAGGAGGTTACCTCATCAACACAAGGGCGACTATGCCGCCAGTGTTGTAAGTGAGATCAAGAACCGACTGGGTTGCCCAGCTCCAAACGCTGCCAACTTGTTAGCCGTGCGTCGGATGGCCATAAACTCATGCAACCAACATGGGTTACGGCCAAGCCACGTGCGTGATGTGGTTGAACGCATTGTCGCTGGAGTCTTCATTCCGGATGAAGAAGACCTACGAGGCGCAAAGATGCTGCAGAGTGTCGCTGCTGGGGAGCTACGTGATGAGTTAGCCGACGCAGGACCGCGCAGTGCATGGTACGACCTCTTCCACCCGTTCAAGAGACGCGGGGCCGCAAGGGCCCGCGTCGGGGTGTGAGGAGGCCTTGGCGTGGTTGACGGTGTAAGCCACTCAGTCTCACTGAGTGAGCCCAGACTGCACGTCAACCGACACGCTAAGGACGCAGTCAAACCCCGCAAGTTGTACTCCATATCGGAGTTGTCTGGCAACTTGGACCTAGGGGTAAATAATGCAGACATCAGCACATTGGAGTGTGCGTTACTCACGCGCATGTACTACTGCCTCGTCGATGGCAAGTACGTAGCTCCACCTCCAGTGGACCCGGGTCGGTTCACTGCGCGCCTAACAAACTTTAAGCAGTTGTTGTTGGAGAGTATGAAAACTCCCACCAAGCTTTCCCTCGAACAGGTTGTCGAGACGTATGCTGGTCGGAGACGTACCATCTACGAGAACGCTATGAAGAAGTTGACGCAGATTGGTCTTTCAAGGAACGACGCCCGCTCTATCGCATTCGTTAAGATGGAGTTGGTTAACCCCCAGAAAGCCCCGAGGTGTATTCAGCCTCGTGACCCCGCCTACAACTTGTCCCTCGGCAGGTATATTAAGGCGGTAGAGCACGACCTGTATCACGCCATCCGTAAAGTCTATGGTGATGGACCAACGGTTATGAAAGGATTCAACGTGGAGGAGATTGGGTCAATCATTCGGGGTAAGTGGCGTTCGTTTTCCGAACCAGTGGCATTGGGGTTAGATGCCACAAAATTTGACATGCACGTGTCGCCTGCCGCTCTGGCTTGGGAGCACGGGGTGTACAAGGAGCTGTTTCCGAACGATAGGAAGCTGGCCAAGTTACTCCGGTGGCAAATGAACAATAGAGGTGCTGGGTACTGTGGAGATGGGAGTCTCAAGTACTCGGTCACTGGCAAGCGGTTCAGCGGCGACATGAACACCGGGTTGGGCAACTGTTTGCTCATGTGCGCTATGGTATATGCGTACGCTGAGGAACGCGGTGTGCACGTCAAGTTGGTAAACAACGGTGACGATTGTGTTGTGATTTTGGAGAAGGGAGACCTCGCCAAGTTCACATATGGTCTTGACGCGTGGTTTTTGGAGATGGGGTTTCGCATGGTGGCTGAAGATCCGGTGTACGAGTTGCACCAGATCGAGTTCTGCCAGATGCATCCTATCGAGATCGGCGATTCGTGTCGCATGGTCCGAAACATCCCAACCACGTTGAGAAAGGACACGTTGACCGTCCACCCCCTCACGAATCCCGCGCACCGCAACAAATGGTGTACGGCCGTGGGGACAGGAGGATTGTGGTTGACCGGCGGCGTGCCGGTGCTACAAGATTTCTACCAGGCTTACCAGCGAGTAGGGTGTAATACGTCGAGCAAGATGGCTGACGACCCAACTTTCGCTACAGGTATGCGATTGATGTCCAAGGGCATGAAAGAGCATTACCGTGAGCCTGACGCGTGGGCGAGAGTGCAAGTATTCGAGGCATGGGGAATATCCCCGGACGAGCAGGTGGCGATAGAGAGACACCTGCAACAGTTCGAGCTGGATGACCGCCGAGTACTAAATGAGATCCACAACGATACACCATTGTTGACCACTGTTCTGCCGTAAAGGCTGGGGTATTCCCCACGACCAGTTGAGAGAAGAATACCCGAAAAAGAGATAGAAAAAGAACATAATGCCGAAAACCAAACGACGCGTGGTCGTAGGCAAGAAAAGAGTAAAGAACCCCACCCGCACTGCATCAGCTGCGCGAGAAATCGGCCTCCTCGGCCGGGCTCTCCGTAACCTGGGCGGCTTGGGTGGTTCCGCAATTGGAGGCATGATGGGCATGCCAATGGCCGGGTCTGCAGCAGGCAGCAGTCTCGGCGCAGCGGTGAGCAAGTGGCTGGGAGCTGGCGATTATTCGGTTGGTAGCAATACTATCGTGACTTCGTCGCTCAAGGGTTCCAACGGTATCCCCGACATGCATAGGAACGACCAGTCGGTCGTCATCCGGCACAAGGAGTACCTTGGAGAGGTGCGTAGCAATACCACCTTCACCGTTAACCAGTCATTCGAGCTTAACCCTGGCATCTCCACCACCTTTCCCGTGGTTGGCTAGGATTGCCACACGGTTCCAAGAGTATAGGATTCGAGGCATGGTGTTTCACTACGTCCCGAGTTCCGGCTCTGCCATTGCCAGCACAAACAACGCTCTCGGTACAGTGATGTTACAGACAAGTTATCGCAGCAACGATACAGTTCCGTCATCCAAGGTGGAGATGCTCAACGAGTACTGGTCTTCCGAGGCCGTGCCGTCTGAAGCGTTCTGCCATCCTATCGAGTGTGACCCAGCGGAGAACCCCTTCAACATCCAGTATGTTCGAAGCACGGCTGTCCCATCGGGTGACAATAAGTTGTTGTATGACCTAGGAGTTACTCATGTGGCTACCAGTGGTCAGCAGGCATCAAATATCGTGTTAGGAGACCTGTGGGTGTCGTATGAAGTCGAGCTTAAGAAGCCACTCATCGACTCCAACGTCACAGATGACGCTGTTTCCGTTGTGGCTAGTTATCCTAGTCCCACCGGATCCACGTGGTTCCCTGGCACGCCAACAACGATTGGTAACCTGTTGTACACGACTGATGGCGTGCGGACCATATCCTTCCCGAAGGGCTCGGTGGGATCATGGTTGTTATCGTACCGCTTCACGTCCGCGAACCAGGATATTACAACGGGGTTGGTCGGCGGACCACCGACTTTTGCGAACTGTGCAGCTTATTTTGCGGTGGACCCGTTCCTCGGAACGAGTTTCACAGGCACACAGGCTGCAGGCACCGTAAACCAAGCCACAGCGTGGGTCGCTGTCACCATTACAGACCCTGCTGTGGTTGCTGCTGTCACTTTTGGTGCCGGCACCATCACCGGTGGTACCTCCTTACGCGGAATACTCACCATCAGCCGGTTGGCATGAACCCACTGATATAAAAACGCGCTCTACATGTCTAAGTCTACCACCCTGGGTAGCGAAAACTACGAAAACACCCTACTTGACAACCGGTGGCCACGGAAGTCATTGTTGGGATAAACATTTATATTACATCAGGTGTCGAGTCATAGCTGAGATGACTAGGTAAGTCTAACAAATTGGTTGCTGGAAGCGGCTTCCATACCTGACCCGACTAGACTCCCGCCTAGGGCAAGCATCAACACTCTTCGGAGGGGCGTTAGTTGATGTGTTGGGAGCACCC